AAGATGTTATCTATACAAATAATTCTTTAGATAAGTATTCAATCAAAGATTTAGTAGATAAAAATGAACAAACATTTAAAGTAAGAATTATAGAAAAAGAATCTTTAAATGTATTTAAACATTTGCCTGTTGTTGCAAATAAATGCACTTTAAATCTAATTCAAAAATCACCTTATGTCTCTTACGAAGATAATGTTGAAACTCACGTATTCAATATTTCTATTAAAGATATTTCTTTTAAGAAAAATAAATATTTAAGTGAAGGGGTTCTTAGTAGCACTCAATTTCAATTAGACCCTAATCTAAAGTCTTTAACTGCCGAGATAGTTAGTTATCCTAAAAACTTCAATTTATACAATCTTGACTTATCATATTCTTTAGGCAATGACGAATATAATAAAGTTGTTTTGAATAACAACTTTAAAACTGATACAGTTTATTTTGACAATAATCGAGTAAGTCTTTCTTATTCGCTTTTATGTAAGAGAAATGCTTTAGAATTTAAAAACTTTTCTTTTTATAACGTTAACAATTCTAGTTATAAAATTAAAAAACAAGTATCTAGAGTAAATCCAAATGTCTCGCCAAATTATATTAATTTTGATAATTTATTTGTAAATGATTCTATTACTCTTTTAAAACCGAAAATAGCAGTAATCTCTAATGACATAGATAAATCAGTAAAACTAGGAAGAGTTGTATCTGGTCCAACCAATCAATCAATTGCATTGCCTTTTAATCTTTACGATTATGGGTTTAAAAATACAGACTTATTGATTTATGGAAATAGAATTTTGTGGATTGAAGTAGATAGTGAAGAAGAACTTTCTTTTGGTAAATATCTTCTAGGGAGTAATGGAAGAGAAATTATAATAAGTTATTCTGATTCTAATTATGTTCAGTTCTCTTTCTTAATTAAAGAGAACTATGCACCTATGGAAGATATTGGAGATAAGTTAATCGTTTATCCAAATCCAAATTTTGATTTTGATCCAGACAATATTGTTATTAAAAATATTATAGCAGGAGTTAGTATTGAAGAAGCTTTTCCTGCTTCTTCAAATGGAAGATTAAATTTAAATTCAAGAGCTAGTCAAATAGATAGTGCTCGAAATCTTATAACCAATGAAGAACTTGATTTAAATAATTTCACCTTGCTTTCAGATAATGCAATTAAAATAACGGATCCAGTACATAGCAATCTTGCTACTGCAATTACTTATCAAAGTGTAGAAATAAATACTTTAAATACAAAGAGCATTTACTTTAAAGACAAAGTTGCAACTGGAGTCTTGATTAATAAAGAAGATGTTCAATTGAAAACTTTAGTAAATCCTTCAACTTTTATTATCTCAGATAATGATGAATTTGCTAATTTTAAAATAAATGCGCAAAATATAGTAATGAATAGCCTTGTGATAAAAGACTTATTTTATGATTATTATTTATATGTTCAAGATGGTTATAATACTGACAGTTCTTCAGAGATGGATTACGAAGCTAAAAATTTTAGCGAAGTAACTTTCATTGATGGTATTAGAGAGTTTTTTAAAATCGATGAGATTGTTGACTCGATACCTTCTGAAGAGTTAGGTGAGGATAATTTATTAGGAGGTTCTGAATATTTTATTATAGCAAGAATCAAGAAAACACCTTTTGAAAATCTCAATTATAGATTTAACGTTGAATTGTATAATCAGAATAACGACAGACAATACAAACTTACTAAGAATACCAGTTTGACATTGGATTATATAACTCAACAAACACCTCAAGTATTGCTAAGTCAATACGATGGTTTATACAATCCAGAGAACGGGTTATGTTTATTAAAGTTTGACGTAACACAAACTGGATATAATATTGAGAATTATTATTTTAAATATTTTACTCAAAATCCTTCATCTGTTTTATTTGCAAATAAGTTTTTATTCTCAGTAGATTACAAAAACTCAATCGTATATCTAAATAAAAAGATTAAACGCTCTACATTTTTAACTAGAGACAAGAGGTATTCACTGTCTAACATAATTCTCAATTATGATTTAGTTAAAAAGTATTATAAATGGGAATATGACAAAACGTACAAGACTATATCTTTAGATAATCTAGAATTAGATGAAGACTCTTTAAATGTAAAAATTTTGTATTTCCAGCCAGAGAATACAAAAACTTTAGAAGATATAGAATCTTATTTCAGTCCTATTTTTTATAGCGTAAAGTTAGGTTTAAATTAAAAATGAATAGAACTTCAAATAAACAAACAATAAAAGAAGAATTTATAAAAAATTATTTTAATAGATACCGTAAAGTGCCAAGTACTTTTACAATAGAGAATCAATACGATTTTAACGTTGATTTAAATACAAAGAGTTATGGCATTAATTACAATAAGAAACCTAGCGCAGAAGCCAATGTTTCTTATACTATTGAAAAACACAAAAACGATATCGAATCTCTTTATATGGATTTTGATACTCTAAGAAAAAGACAATTAAAGTTAATTCAACAAATACAACATGTGTTTAAAACTTTTAATAATACTCAAAAGAAGCATTTAAAGTTATTGAAAAAGTTAGAGCTTGAAGTATCTAAAGAATTGTTACTTAAGAATGTAGACGATAGTTTTATTTATGGAAAGATTTCAGATTTTAAAATCGACCAAAAAGATATAGATTTTGATAAAAGTAACATCTCTATTTTAGAAGATGGTAGAGTTACTTTAGCTTTAAATAGAGTAAGCTCAGAAACATTTCAAAATGTTTCTTTAGATTATTATTCAAATAGTACTACACACGATGTAGTAGATAGAAAGAATCTTTTTGATATAAAGAATTTACTTGAAGAAGATGGAAGTATTTTTCAACATGTTGCTTATACTAGATTTCAAGATTCAGTAGTTAATCTATCATTAAACCTTAAATTTAATAATATTGATGGACAGAGTATTGATAAGTTAAAAGTAAACTGTAGAACAGATAGTGGTGGTGCTAAAACAAATATCTCTGTTTATTATAGTAAAGATTATATCAATTATACTTTATTAGAAATGGATTCTGTAGTAGAGCCTAATTCAGGAATAAACTACTTTGATATTTATGATGATAACATTAAAGACATCAGAATAGTTCTGTCTAAAAGGGCATATGATTATAAAAGAGGAAATCTTTATGGGTATTCATTTGGAATTGATTTTATTGGTTTAACTAAAGCAGAGTATGAAGTAAATCAAAACTCTTATTTATTTACTAAAGCCTATGAATTTAAAGATACAGATGGAAATCCTTATAACTTTAATTTTGCAACAATAAAAGAAGGTACATGTTGTACGGTTCCAACTCAATCTTCTATTCAATTCTTTTTAAGTAAGAATGCTGCTGATTGGTATCCTTGTAGTATTGATGGCACAGGTCCAGGTTATGTTCAATTTGAAAATGATATACAAGATATTCATTCTTTAATTGTAGACGATAGCAATCCTCCATCTTTTATTACTAATACATTTAAATCTACTAGTAATCCTAGTTTAACTTATCAATCTGCAGTTTTAGAAGAATTTGGCATCTCTTTAACAGATTCAGAAGCTTTGATGAATTATTATATTCCGGTAGGAAATATAGATAAAATATCAAAAGAATCAATTAAGATTTTTAGAGATGTAAATAGAAGATATTCTATTTCAGGATTTTTAAAAGTCAGCAACACTTATAAAACAAAATTATTTGTAAATGATAGAGATGGTATTTATTTAAACTTTGGTTCAGATACTATTAAGATAAATGGCTTAGCTAAATCAGGCAATACTTTTTTAAGATATGGAGAACATGATATTATTGTCACTCAGAGCTTAGATAACGAGACAGAACAATTATTAAACTTAAATCCTTTTAGCAACGTGAGCTCATTGAAAAATTTTGATAAAAAATATCCTTATAATCATTTTCTATTATTGACTGGTTACTCTTATCCTAATAGTTTTGTAGGAGAAAAAGTATATACAAATCCTCATAAGGTTTATTCTTATTTATTAAATCCTGTCTCTAATGTTAAATTTAATGCATCTGAGAACGATGACTATTCTATTTATACTTTAATCGAAAATGAATTTGGATTGTTCTTTAAAATTAAAAAGAAGAATACAGATACTAAACTAGAAGCAATTGATTTAGAATACAAAACAAAATCTATAGAAAATAATAGTAATAAATTGTATCTTAAAGCAATATTAAAGAGTAATAACAGAAACATTACTCCAAAGATTCATTCCGTAAAAGTAAGGGTAATTTAATGAGTTACTTAACTAATCTAAATAATAAAATTAACATAAATGCATCTGGTAGTTTCAATACAGATTCAAAACAATCATTAGCCATCAATGCTGTGAATATCAAAAATGACTTAACTAATATATCAAATTATATCAATTTGATATTATATCCTATGTTTTCTGAACTTCCATCTGGCGAATCATTTCCTAATGATCCAGCAGTAAACGGTTTATCTGGTTCTACTATCGTTACTTATACAAGAAGTTTAGGTAATACTAGTAACTCAGATTCTGCATATTGGTATGGAAGTAGTAATGGTAGACCAAAAACTATTAAAGAAACATTTGATACTTTAATTAATAGATTAAGAGTTTTAGAATCTGCAATTAATAGAGTTCAAACACCTACTATTCCTAACTTAAATGACATATATGATAACTTAAATCTTTTAAGAAATTATATTCGTCAATTATTTGTAGAGTCTTATGGCGCGCAAACAAATACTCATTCTTTAAATGGAGTAGACAATCCAACAATTCCAGATTTTACTTTTTCATCTTTACTTTACCAAGTATATACTCAATTAATTACTGGTCAAACTTCTGAATCTTTGAGTATTTTAGATGCGTCGTCTCATCAGGATTTTGTTTTAAAAATTAATAAAGCTGCAATTGAATTATTATTTGATGATTTAATAGACGTGAATGTTTCTACTGCTGTGGCGGAACAATCAATTGTATTTGATGGTACTAATTGGGTTAATCAAAAAATTCAACTAGACGGAAATACAGAGGGTAATTATGTCAAATCTGTATCTGTATCTTCAGATCTGATAAGAACAGAAACTCATGCACATGGTAATGAATACTCTATTGGATTATCAGATACTGGTGTTGATTCTGGAGATTATTTTAAAGTCACTGTAGATTCTAAAGGCCGAGTCACATCTGGAGAAAATCCAACTACACTTGAAGGTTTTGGAATTACAGATGCAGTTAATAGTAATTTGATTGGCGAACCTAATGGTATTGCACCTTTAAATGAATCTTCAAAAATTGATTCACAATATCTTCCTTCTTATGTAGATGATGTATTAGAATATGATGATTTAGAATCTTTTCCAGAAGTTGGAGAAACCGGTAAGATTTATATAGCTAAAGATACAAATAATGTTTATAGATGGGCTACAACTGTTTATGTAGAAATATCTCCTGGAAGTCCAAATTCCTTGGTAGGCTTAAGTGTAATAAGTCCAATTATCAAGAGTGGCGACTCTACAAATCCTACAATAGGTATTAATGCTAGTAGCGCAAATAATTTCAATTATGTGGTACAAAGAGATAGTTCTGGAATTGTTAGCGTAAGTAGAGTAAATGCAACATCTTTTGTTGCAGGAAATGTAACTTTAAATACTAGTGGTATTTCCACTGCCAATGGAGCAACTTTATCTTTTCAAGCTTCAGGCAATCCTATTACTGTATATGGTGCAACTACGCATTTTACTACATTGAATATGACTGGGGGAAGTTCGGATATTAATTTTACTAATGCTCCATCAGCGATTAATTTCTCTACGTACGATGATGCAACTGAGATCTATCAACCAATTAATTTTAATACAGATGCTGTTACTGCTGATAAAGATGTTAAGGTCTTGAATGTAGTGAGACCAGGAACTACTAATTCATATATCAAATGGGATGAAGCAAATGATAAGTGGGACTTAAGCCACAATCTTACAGTAAATGGTTCTGCTTTAAGTTTTGCATTGAATGACTTAGATGATGTAACAGCTCCTACTCCTTTAAATGATAATTTATTATCCTATGATACTAGTTCTTCTCAATGGGTAAATAAAAGTTTAGCTACATTGCTTAATAGAGATTTATATCCAATGCCAGTAAGTGGTTATTTTGAAGGTTCAGCATTTGTAGTAGATTCTCAGCCATATCAAAAATCTTTATTTACTTGGTATAACTACACTGGAGAAGATATTATAATTAAAGGTTATTCAGTTACAGTAGGTAATACTGTAAACGATCAAGATCCAAGTACATATCAATTGGTTACTTATGAATCTGTAAGTAAAGTAAGAATAAATGAATATGTTACAGTATCTAATTCTACATTAAATGCAACTGCAGATGGCAATATAGCTTATCATATTGCGTCTGGTAATTTAACTTTAGCAACTCCAATTGTACTTGGTGCTGGATATTATATTGGTGTAATTTGTACTGCTGCTGCAAAAGACAATAGTGATTATAGAGTTACTTTTAATATTCACTCATATATGTCTGTTAAAAAAGCTTAATATTAGAATTTTAAAATACATTTTTGTTATATTTAATTTAACTTTATGTTAAACAGGAGATAACAAAAATGTCAGATTCAGATGGTAGAAAATCGTATACAGATCCTACTCAAATCTTATTAGATTATAGAGTAGGACAATTAGAAAATAAAATTGATGCGCAGATTACAGACATCAAAAATATGCTTGGTTCAATTCATAAAGATATACAAACTATTAATAATAGGGGTGTAAATCTTGAAGCAAGATTAAAACATTTAGAAGAAGACGTAGAAGATTTACAATCTTCCGAAGAATCTCAAAATGAAAAAATAAATGATTTAAAAGTAAGTTTAGCCGAACGGTTTGCATTTACTTCTGTTGGTGGTATTATTGGTGGTATTATTTCAAAAATGTTTTAGGAGTGATTATGTTAGATCCAAATAATCAATACGATGCAATCGTATTAAATAGAATCTCTAATCTTGAAGAAAGAGTTAGAGATTTAACTATTGCGTATCAAAAATTTGTTACAATGACTCAAGTTCAACAAATTTATTCTGGTTTAGTAACTGAAGTATCTCAATTACGCAGCGTCGTCTCATCATTAGAAAATAGAATAAAAATTTTAGAAGACTTGCCACCTATCGATTAGCTTTCATTAAATTATCAATAATTCTAGCATCATCTCTTGTTATTAATTTATAAGTTTCTAAAGGACTGACTTCTACTATTTTAGGCGCACAATTAGTTTGCTTATAAATAACTTCAGTAAATTCTTTGAAATTTTCATTAGGAGTATCTAGTAGAACAGATAATAATAAGTCCGTATCAAATAACTGAATAGGCTCTATTTTAAAAGCATCATTAGTAGAATCATATGTTTTAGTATATGAATTATACACAGACTCATTTAAGAAGTATCCTAATGTTGCAGATTTAGAATGCTTACTTAAACTTAATAATCTTTGAATAGATATATCAGTAATCAAGGGCACAGTAATATCTACTACTAATACTTTTTTAGTTTTAACTGTTTTTAATACTTCTAATAAAGAAGCGTTTCTAGTGGATTTAGGGTCTGTATCTAAACCAATAATAATAGTACTAGCAGTATGTTCTATAAATTTATCATACATAATAGACCATAACGGTTTTCCTCTAAATTGATAATAGATTTTAGGAGTACCTAATCTAGTCCCTTTACCTCCACCCATTATAATAGTTGTAATTTCATCGTCTATCATTGAATTTTAATAACTCTTTTGAATCTATTTTAGGTTTAGAAGCATTGAATTTGCTTTCTAGTTCTTGTAATTTTCTTGTAAGTTTTTCAATTGTAGTTTCTAATTCTTGAACTTGAGTTTCTTTATTTTCTACTACTTTTGATTTACAATTACAGCTCATGATTTCTTACCACGACCTTTTTTAGGTTTTACTAATTCTTCTGAAGATTCAGAAACAAATTCTTCAGATACTTCTTCAATAGTTGATTCTTCACTAACAGGTTCTGGAATAATTACGGAATCTGTTTTTGCAGTTGAATCTTTAAAACTAGAAGATTTTGAAGCTAATTCTTTTTTTAATTCTTCTTTTTCTAGTTTTAATTTTTGATTCTCAGCACTAAGCTCACTTAATTGATTTTGTAAATTTTCAATTCGATTACTTAGTTCAATAATTTTAGTTTTTTCAGTTCTTGGTGAAAAATACATATTAAGCTCCAGGTTTAAAAGGTGTAAATAGAAGATTTGGTTCCCACAATTCATGTTGTGGGTTGAAAGTATTATCGACATCTTGTACTGCGGTAATACCATTCTTATTTACAATTAGAGCAACAATAGACTGTTCTTTCAATACGTCAGCCATTCTTTCGGAAAGCCAACGCTTTCCTTGAATTTCCCATTCTGGTTGTTTTTGCTTAGTATCAAAATCTACAATTTGTGCTTGTCTTGTATTAAGTTTAGTATAATCAGAACACATAGATAATGTAACATCTTTAAAATGGTTAACACGTCTTAACCAAGTAAAGATAGCTGTAGCTAATTCGTCTTTAGCTACATATTCTGTTAAATGTGCGCCACCAGGAATTGTATGTCTGATTTGTTTTTGCAATTGTGTGCCGCTTAATTTCTTTACTAAGGCTTGTTGATTAGCTACGTTTGATCCTGATCCTTCAAGTTGTCGGATTGCCTCTGTCTTAGATATTGCCATATTAAATTTTCCTCTTTGGAAAGTTGTTTTGGTGTTAAATAAAGTAATTTACATCTGTCTTCAACAGAATAACCCTCTTTAATCAATAAGAAAAGATAACGATGCCAAGGAGAAAACTCATCGATACCATCAAGAAAAATTTTTAATTCAAAATTTTCTTGATAAGAGGGATTTCTGTTAAATTCAAATTCGTCCAAATGATAATATAAATCACGTTTATACATTTGAACTAGTTTTCTTATGTGAACAAAGATAGCATATTTCATTTCCATTGCAATATGATAATACAATTTTTTATCAGATTTATATTTTGCTCTTTCTAAAATTGTTTTTTTACTCAAGAACTCTAAAAACAACAAAAGTATATCATTATAAATAGTATCATTGTTCTCTTTTAATATGATTTTATATATCTTTAGTTTTTCTTCAACACAACCTATAGGCCTATCATCTTTGTCTAAAAACCTGCAAATAGAATAAACTATAAAATCTTCATAATATAAATTCTTTTCTAATTGATCAGCCCATAAAACAAAATTATGGTTAAAACAATCTAGTATTTCATTTACATATTGAGTCTTGCCATCCATATATTCTTGTATATAAAATAGAGTCTCTTTGAATGATTTATTAGATGTAAAATATATGTGTGTTATTGAAAAACTTTTATCTATCATTTTTGTTTATATTCTATATATGCTTTAAAAAATTCTATCCAGTCATCTAATCTCATAGTTACTAAAGGGTCTTCTCTATCATCTTTAGTAATCACTACTGGAGGTTTATTCTTTTCTTTAGAGTCATCAATTGCTTGTCGCATAGCAGCTTTAATATTGCATTTAATTTGTCGTTTAGCTTCAATATGAATGTATTGAACTTCAACATCTGCAATCTCAGAACCACCTACTCTGGCTTGACCCAATCCTCTTTTAGCTTCAAGTCCTGTTTTTTCGCTAATGTATTTTGCTAGTTCTCTTTCAAACATAGCACCTTTAATTCTTGCACCTCTGCCTCTAGATGTCATTTTATTTACCTTTTTTAATCTTTATTTTTTGTTTCTTTTGAGGGGGTAAATCAATGGAATCAATAAATCCAAATTCTAAAGCTTTCTTTGCTGCAAAATAAAAACTAGTTTTACCTTCAAAGTATTCATTCCAATTCTTTTTAGAAATTTTAGTTCTTGTTTTAATTAAACTATCCATTGTTTCTTGATAATGTTTATACAAAGCTTGAGTACTTTGAGATTGTACTACTGATTGCACTTCAAAGCCATCAAGTATTGGTTGGTGATAAAAGAATAAACAATTTTCTGTAGAGATTCTATAGTCACATGCAGAGAGAATAATTAAACCACCAGATGCGCAGATACCTGTTGTTAAACAAATTACTGGAGAATCTAAACCTTTGATGCAATCATAAATTGCTAAAGAAGAATCTACATCTCCTCCATCCGTATTTAATACTAAATAAATAGGTGCAGAATCTAAAGAATCTAATTCATACAATTGAGAGATTAGCACTAAAGCAGTATCTTTTGTAATTGGTTGAAAGAATGAAATAGTTCTATTACTAGACCCAAAGAATTTAATATCTGTTGAGTTCCAGTAATGTTTATATTCTAATTCATCAGGCTTTAGTAAATCTTCTAGTCTAATTTCTGACATGTTAATCTCCATATGAATAAATCATTTGTTTTATTAATTCTGCAGTTAGCTTTGGTTTTAGCTTATACGGAATTTCGATATAAGTATAACCATTTTCTATAAGAGTTGTCTTCTTTTTATTATCTCTATAACGTATATTATTAAAAGTTTTAACTTTTTCATTATAAGATTGATTCCCAAAAGAAGTCACTTTGTAATGTTGCTCTCCATGTAGTTCAATAACAACATTTAACGAGTCTATATACCAATCTACAGCTTCTAGATTATTGTCATATTTAGAAACTAAATTGCTAACTAAAACTTCTTGAAAACATTGAATTTGTTTAAAGTAATTATCGGTTGCAAATATTTCTCTGACTTTATTATGAAAGTCAGAGGCAGATTCATATATAAAGAATTGATTCTTCCAAGAAGACCTATTGTTCCCAAGCGCCAACTACAACCTCTTTATCTTTTACAAAAGCGACAACACCTTTTGCTACAAAGAATTGTAATAATTCTTGCCATTCAAATTGGTCTTCTACTTTATTAAATTGACCTAAAGCTGTGATTTGCTCTAAATAAATTTCTTGAGTAGGTTCATGTAATAATGCAACATACTCTTTAAAACCTCTTTCACAAGTAGCTAAATGAGTCCATGGACCACCATGAAACTTATCTGCTGGTAACTTAATTCTAGTTCTACTAGTTAATTTAAAATCACCGTGATTCATCTTTCATACACTCTTTTCTTTTTGGACAGTCAAACCATTTACAAGATGGTAAACGATGTGGAGTTGTTTTATTTTCTATATTTTTTATTTCAGTCAACAAATACTCTTTTATATTTGAATCAAAATCTGTACTTACTATTTTTTTATACATAAGCCCAGAAGTTCCTTTATATCTAGTATCGTACCAAGTGTCTAAACAATGTACGTAAATATTATTACAAGTTGATTGATAGTATCTTCTTCCAAATAAAATCTTAGCAATAGTTGGTAAGTCATACCATGGATTTGTATATTTTAAATCATTAAAAAAAGTAAGCAAATGCATAGATTGTGAATTTACATCTTTATAGATTCCAGATATATCTAATTCAATTACTGTTTTTGATATTTGTATTCTAGCTTTATATGGACCTAAAACTGGTACATAATTTTTAGTGGGAAAGATTTTGAACCAATCAGTAATCCAAACTAAAACTTTTCTTTTATATTTATCAAAAGTCTCATAGTAATTCTCTTCATTGTCAATTCTAAATTTGACAATACGAGACACTGCATCGTTGATAGTTTCACTTAAGAAAGAATCGTAATCTGCATTTGCTCCGTTCTTTAATTGGAAAAGAATAAACTTTTCCATTACTTCTTTGCATGCAATTTGTAATTCATCTCTAAATTCTAAATTACCACCTATAGAATATAAATGAGAACAAAAAGAAATTGTTCTTACATCTTCTTCTAATAACTCAGATGGAATCATTTAAATCCATAGCCTTTATTTGAATTGTTGGTAATGTTTTTTATAGATTCCCTTACATTATCCGAAATGTAAATAGGAGCTGTATCTAGTTCTTTTAATCTTGCTTGCAGACAAGACATAATCTCGTAACCAGGGTTAGCATAAGAACCAACAGTTGGAGTCTTAATGATTCCTCTTGCAACTAAAGCTTTTTTAATTCTATCTACAGTATTGGAAACATAGTTATCTCCTGTTTCTAAATAATAGAATTTCTTTTCTGATAAAACATAAATACCTAATGACTTATCGTTCATTAGTCCTCTCTTTCTTCTTCATAATCTTCAGCATCAACATAGTTAACTTTCTTTCCATCAGATTCTACTATACCTTGATCTTTTAAATCACGGTATCTTTCGGTTTGTTGTTGTGCAAATCTAGAATCAACAGGCCTTAAAGACACAGTAGTAGGATCCAAATCTAAGAACATCTTCTCTTTAAATGAAGATATCTTATTCTTTGTAAAATGCAAGAGCAATCTTGGTCTCATGTTACCTTCTTCATCGTTCCAGAATATTTCTGCATGTTCTTTACGGTCATGAATATCATTGTAAACGTGAAAGATAACATTAGGTCTATACATTAATGCACGTGCATCTGCTAAATCATCATCAACAGGCAATCTAAATTTTGAATAATCAGCATTCATATTCTTACGATACTCAGCAGTAGCAATCATTGTACATTTGTATTTTACAGTAAGATTCTTTTGCATATTACTGATTTGAGTAATTCTTGCTGTTTGGTCTAAATTTAAAAAGTCCATATAATTCATAGTATTATCACAAACCAATAGAATCTTTTTATTTGGATATCTTTGTCTGTAATATCTTAAGTTTCTTTCTAATACAGAAAGAGTAGCTCCATCTTCCGAGTCGATAATAACTAATCTTTCTTGTTCGATTAATTCTCTAAAGCGTTCATTAACTAGATTCCAGGCAGTAGTATATTCTGAGCCTTTATATCTTAAATTAATATTAGGTTGTACCATCATGCCAATAGTAAGCTTAGGTCCATCAGGATAACACATACGATATAAATTAGTTTTAATACGCGGTTCAATTTGTTCATAAGAATCATCTGTGCTATGTAAAATTACAACAGCATTTTCATCGCTATTTGCAATGTCAGTACCAATCATTAAACAAGTAGCAGTTTTACCACTATTAGCTCTACCGCCAACATACATTAAACAACCAGAAGCCCAATTCATACCACCAGATAAGTTAGATTCAAATTCTTTAAACCAACTCATTTTAAAGCTAGTCGTTTGTTCATCTTCTGTAGATTCTTCTCTTTGTTCTTGAATTGCATCAAATCTACTTAGTTGATAATTGATACCAATAGTATTGTTACGATATTCTTTCTCGATATTTTCTACAGCTAACTCGTGGTTTGCCATATGAGAACGAATACCATCTGGGTCGTCTTCTACATCTTTAATATATTTATCTGCTGCATTTTTTAACTTATCTAACTTCTCATTAAACTTATTATTACGAATAGAATTTACGTCAGTAGTAATTGAGTTTTCAGATATACCAGTGAATGTAGATAATGATTTGATTAATAATTCTCTTTTGATTGCTGTATCTTCTGCAGCAATCACAGGAATCATTTTAGAACAAATAACATCGGGAGTCTCTGTATCACTGAATGTTTTCATTAACCAATCAAAAGAACTCATCTTTTCTAAAGACAAATATGCATCTGCGTTATCTTGTAGTTTCAAATACTCATCAGGGTCTTTAGATTGAGAACCTTTAGGATTTGTTACTACATAACAAGATACTCCACTAGTAGCTTTTAGAATAGATTCTAAAACTCTTTGAGTTGCAGCATAACCAGCTTTATCCCAATCAAAGTTTAAGAATATCTTCTTAACTCCTAATGTCTTTAGGTATAGTATATGAGATTCTGTAAATGCGGTTCCACATACAGCAACTGCATTTAAAATACCTAGCCTATATAGTTGCATCAAGTCACCAGGACCTTCAACAATATATAAACCATCTTTCTTTGCTAAATGAAGAGCAACATCGATACCCATTAAAGCTTGAGACTTTTTATAAATTAAAGTCTCAGGATTATTTACATATTTAGGTTGGTCTTCTGTAACATTTAAATTCCTACAAATAAAACCAACTGTTCTTTTTACATGGTCTTTAATTGCAAAAGTGATTTTATCTTTACCAAAATAAGTATGGAATTTAGTTTTAACCATATTTGATTGATTGATAAAACCAGCATCCCAACCTTTAGCAACTAACATACTAATTAATTCTTGAGCATCAATAGAACCAATGACTGCTGATTGTTGAATCCAGTTTCTTTCGACCAAATAAGGAATATCCAAATTCCTTTGATTAGAAAGAATATCAGATATGTCTTGAGCAAGTTTGTATAGATTGATTTTCTCTCTATCAAAAATAGAAAGTTCACCTGGTGAATAAGCGATATCTAGATATTCACATAAAGATGGAATAGTAGTATGTAACCAGTCTGGACCATTTAGAGGTAAATTCTCTAAATGGTTTGCGCAAGTAAAAATATCTCCAGTAAAACCACATGAAAAACATTTTACAGTTTCATTTCCAGTTTTAGGATTAAAGTGCATAGATGGGTCTTTGTCATCATGTGCAAAACATTTAAGCTTATTACTAGATGCATCTAGGTTTAGTTTCTTAGTTAAGTAGTCTTTTAACTTGGATCTTAATATACCAACTACTTCATCAATGTTTGTAATATACATAATTTTATCCTTACAAGTTGTGTGGAATCTATAAATACGATTCTGAAAATAAAAATACAAGTGAAAAATATGTCAAATTTAGGTCTTAAATTAATGTCAAAAATGACATGAAAATTATTGTAAATAATTACATTTATTTTTAAGGTAAAAATGACATTTATGGAAGATTGGTATTAGATTCAGACCAACCATTCTGTGTTATTCTGTTGAATTTTACATTAAAAGGATTTAATTCAATGCTTCTTGTTACACCTAAGTAGCTTATAGCAGAACGAATCCCATTATTAAGTTTTTCTAGGAAATCTTTTGTTTTGTATTTGGGAATGAAATAATTAGAAGATTCACCTTCTATATTATTTGCATATCCGTATTGCTCTAATTGAAATTCTTTTGAAGCTTGTCCTCTAAATCTTTTAACTTTACTTCTAGTTCTTAATTTAATTGCAGTTAATAAATCAGGTAAATCCCAACCAGCAGATTCTTCTGTATAAGATAACATTTTACCTAACATAACATGAGTTGCACCGGCAGATAAATACTTTACAATATCTCCACTAGAAGTAATACCACCATCCGCAATGATTTGAATTTCATCTAATAATAATGGGTCTATTTTATATAACATAGAGTAGACATCAAAAACTGCAGATAATTGAGGTACACCCACTCCAGTAACCAACCTTGTAGTACAAGCTGAACCAGGTCCAATTCCTACTCTTAAAACATCACATCCAGAATCAATACATCTGAGTGCAGCTTCTCCTGTTGAAATACTACCTGACATTAATTTATTAATATAAGGAACCTCTCTCCATTGTGCATAAACTTCATGCATATAAAGAGTGTCTCCATGAGCTACGTCTACGCAGATATTTAAAGGAGAATCAATACTGAATACTTTTCTTAGGAATTCTATATTTTTATATTCTTCTTTAAAATCATTTCCAACAGACCAATAAAATAAAGGATTATCTGAAAATTCAATGAATGCTCTATTCTTTTCTTCTAAAGATAAGAAACGTGAAATTACAGCATATTGATTTAAAGCAATAAGCTCTTTAGTTAATTCGTATCCTGTAACTGTATCCATTGGTGCAGAGTATAAATAAGAATGTAATTCTGCATCACTTCTAGATTTAAGTTCACCTTGATTAGGTACTAGTAATACATCTTTAGTAGATAGACTTGTATTTGTTGAGAAAAGATTAAAATTTTCTTCATAAACCATTATTAGCTCCAATTATTGTTAAGTTCTGTTTAATTAGTACTTTTTTATTTGTTCCGTCTGTCTCGAATAAAACAGACGAATAATAATATCTTTTTTCTTTTTTCTTTGCAATAGTTAAAAATAATTCAATAGCAGAAGATAATGAATCTATATTTGATATATAAAAAGCCTTATTGTTAATTTTATATTTTATATTATAAGACTTTTGCTTTAGAGTTTGAGTCATAACAGATATCTTTATATTGGCACAAATCACATTGCCAATCGCCTTTTTCAATGGCTTTATTTAATTTGTCTTTACCTGATTCTACTTGTAATTTACGTTTTTCATATCTTTCTGTTTCTGCTTTATTTAACAATCCACGTTGATATAGTAAATTAATTTTTTCTTCAGAATAAAGAAGGTCATAATCGCGTTCAGGTACAATGAATTCTTTTACACATTTTTGAATATACGAATATTGTTCACATATAGATTGAATAGAAATTCCAGAATTAATTTTATCTGTAACATTAGGGCAATTACCTTGATAAAAAATCCAATCTTTATCATCTACTCTTTCTACAGTTACTTTATATTCACCAAACCTACCAGTATCTCTAGAACCATAAACTAATAATCCTTCAGCAAAATTATCAGTTACATTTCCATACCACCATTGATATAAACCAATTTGCATTAAGTGAGATTCTCTAGGTTTTCCTAGTTCTCCCTTTTTACGTTCACCAGGAGTTCCAATAACAGAATTTGCATTAAAACCGTATACTGATTTAACTTCTACAATATGATATTTATGAGTTTCAGGATCGATTACAACTAAGTCTATTTTACCTGAAACATTAAGTTTAGGAATATAAAGACTTACTTGTGTAGCGATAAAAACACCAGATTCTTTAGCAAGGTCAACGCAATATTGCTCGTAGATTTCACCTTGTTTCCAAATCCATTTTAGATATGGGTCTGGTTCTTTTGAATTCTTATAAATTTGCTTAATTATTTCTTGTTGTTGATTTAACTCAGAAGATTCTTCATCATGTTGAAAATTCCATAAATCCATCAAGTATCTAAAATAATTAGCTCGTCTACATTTTCCTATGATTTCAGATTCACCATACTCGTTTAGAATAAAGGCACTTGCTTCAGAAGGCCATTGAGTTGGGTGTTTTTGTTCACTCAATCCTGGCCTTTCTAAATGTTCAGTAATATGATTGATAAAAGACCAGGGCATAATTTATAGTTTGATTCTTTCTTTTACTTCTTTTTGAAATTCTTCAATAGTTTGAGCTACTTTGTTTTCTACATCTGGATTGTTCTTTAGGTTATCATAAGATGATTCTAATTCAGACATACGTTCTTTTTGGAAAGGTTCAAACTTTTCCATATCGATTTCAATATTCTTTTCTGCTAATTGCACGAATAAGAATTCGACTAACATAGATACTTGTAGGATTGCGCTGAAATTATATTCTAAACGCATTTCATGACCTTGAAGAATCTTAACTAATTCCATTAACTTTTGTTGTTGTTCGTTATCCATTATAACGCCTCTTTCTTTATTGGTAAATGTGTACCTAGATACACTGGAGTTGAGTAATTAAAATCTGTATTGCCATCAGAGTCTTGATAGATAATCGCATAACCATTGACAGCATTTTTAAATTTCAAATCAGCTTTAAATTGATAGGGTAATCTGTGTGCCATAGCACCTTGTTCAATTAGAAGTTTGTTTCCAACAATACCTTTGTATTGTTTATGAGTATGACCTACTACAATAGAATCAAAATCTTCATGAGGCATTCTGGCATTAAAGTGATCTAAAAGTTTGACTACAGTTGCTCCTGGATAGGAGTTTGAGAAACCATCTGGATGACAGAATATAGTTTTTCCAATACGTACATACCATGAATCAAAACGTTCGTAAAGTACATTTTTGAATTCATGTTTCTTAATTAAGTTGCCATACTTATCTAGCTCTTCTCCAGCAGCAATTCTACCTAATAAATCAGGTCTAAACACTTGAGAAGCTTCTTGTTCAAAACCATTAGAAGCTAAAGCTCTAGAAGTTCTAGCATCATGGTTTCCAGAAACAATAACAACTTGTTCAAAGTTATTAGATAAGAAGTAAACTAAATCAAATGCGGCCATATATTCTTTAATATCTGCAATACGTTTTGATGTACTTTAAGTAATAAAAATATAACCGTCAAGAATATCGCCATTTAAAACAACTACGTTTGCATCTGCATGAACTTGACATGCTCTTTTTATTTCCTCAAATAAAAAGAAAGGAATGTGTAAATCGCTAAATGAAATAATCTTTCTAGATTGATGATCAGTTATACCAGTAGTAATTCTTTCAGAGGACATTACAAATTCTTCTACATTCTTTTTAATATTGTCCCATCTTTCTTGATATGGATCTAATTTTGGGAATGTAGGATAATTTGAAATCCTATTTCTATTCAATCTATTTCTTACTGCATCAGAAGACCTGAAACAATTGAATCCAGGAATTTTCTTTTCGCAATAGTCGTTAATAATAATAGAAATTTCTGAAGCAGTTTTTTGGTCTTGATATTTAAAAAGGATTTGTTCCTCTTC